TGGTCTGCGTCACGTTTAACGTAGCCGACACCGGGTCGTCGAATTGGGATAGATCAAACTGCACATGCCCGCGATATAGGATTTGCTCGGACTCGTTGCAGGGGAAGGGGTCTGCGCCGTGATTAAATATGTCATCGACTCCGGACGGCGCTTCTCCGGGATTGCTAGGCTCCGGCCCAAGGCCATTCAGGAACAGCCCCGATCCTGGTACGCTGCATTCCCACGTTTGCGAGTAGTCGGTTTGATAGCCGCTGTCGACGCTAGTGGGCTGGAGGGTCATTGTCTTCAGCGGAACATTGCAGCCGGCCAATAACAGGCAAAGCGCGATTATCTTTGCCGCGTCAACCATTCGCTCGCCTTAGCCCGTCTGTGATCAATTTCTTAATAGTCGCCGTATTCGGCATGTTGGCCTCAATGGCCGCGATCCGATGCCGCGCAACTCTGTCCTTTGCAGTTACTGGCCACTCGCTATCCTTCGAGCTGAGCGTCGGCTTTGGGTTAGGCGGCTTAGGCGCGCCTGGAGACGGCCCCTCCGGCTCAGCGGCCAGCTGTTTTTGTTGTTCTACTAGTTCCTTGGCGTGCTCTAGGAACGTGTCGATATCAAGATCAAGAGGTGAGCCAAACAGCATTTCAAAGTCGTTGATATTATCAGCGGCCCATTGTAGCAGGCGCCCTTGGTTCTCAGGATCCATTACCGGGAGCATGACTTCCATTATCTCCACAATGGCGTCTAGCTCCACCTTGTCACTCTTGGACTTTTCGCTATCCGGCTCCTCGAGCAGGTTTGGCCAATTTGCCACAAAGCTATTCTGCCACTCGCGGAAGGCTGTTTCGTAATCGACGCCGCTATATTCTTCCGGAAACAAGTTCTGGATCGTCTCATAAAAGTTGCGGTTCCAAGCCCGGTACTGCACGATCTTATCGAAATACCGATAGAGCGGGTCCATCGTAATCCGCTCGCGGTCGACAAACTGTGCTACATGCTTGGCGTCTTCCGAACCCTCGCCAAAGCCCTCGGCGAATGTCTCCTCTTTGAGGATGATCGCCGGCATGTCGGCGCTAGTCGCTATGTTCTCCAGAATGTTCTTGCGGCACATCCCATAAGCGCCGTCGATGTTCTGCAAGTTCAGCGACTCGATATCCTCGTCTGTGGTGATCGAAATGACGTTTTTAGTTTTGGCTTGCTGGACAATCGCGCGCTTGCCGGCCCATACCAACTGCATAACCTGATCAATTATCGCGCCTGGCGACTTCATCTTCGCGACGAGCACCCCGGACTTTAGGGCGACCATGTCGTCGGTAATCATTGTGCTAAGAAAGGACTTCAGCGGGAATAACGCACGCTGGTAAACGCTGCGGCCGACGAACCCGAACGACGCTGTGGTGTATGCGAGATAGATCGGCTCCTCGTTGAACATGATCTGCGTGCGGGAATCGTGATAGTGATTCCCTTGCACCATGATGCCGGTGGTCTTCAAGAAGTCGAAGGCGTTGGGTTGCAGATTGAGAACGATCGAGCCGGCAATGTTTAACGGATCAAACACGCTGAACGAAATTTCAGCGTCCGCCAGCTTGTCGAAATCAAGCGGTTTGTCGTCGGCCTGCCCCTTGATCTTGATAGCAATAGCGGAAGCGCCATAGATGCGGGACAAGCGCCGTGTGTTCGCGATGTACCGGTCGGCCCCGATCTTACGCCATTCATCAAGGAATGCGGTGCGGACCTTTTCCTCCGGCCCCTTCTGGATGTTGATTATTCGCTGTTGACATTGCGCCATCGTAATCGGCGCGTCCACCATCTTTTTGGCGATTGGATGATATAGGTAAAGCAGCTTGCAAATATTATATGACGGCTCTTCGCCAGGCTGGATATCGTTGCTTAGGAGGATTTCCTGGATCGCGTTCCCGACCTCAGAGCTGTTGACGGTGATCTGGGACATTTATGAATGCTTCTCGTGAGCACCATTGATCAGATGGTTAGGGGCGGAATCGAACCAACACATCAGCCTTTAGGGCCTACTGGCACCAGCCTATACACCTATTGCTCACGAGAATTCTCAGCTCACCACTAACACGCCTGGGCTTCGCGCCACCGGCCCCGCCCCGCAGTTATTCGAGGCCGTTACCCAAATCGAAAGCACGCTGCCAATATCCGAGGCTTGCACGACATACAGATTGCCCGTTGTCCATCCGCCGGATTGGAACGGCACGCCGTCGCGCAGCAGCTGATAGGCATAGCCAAGCACGCCGTTGACCCACAGCCCTACGTTACCGACGATGGTCTGGCCTGGATATACTACGGCAACGCCTGGCTGCGGGTTGAGCTGTGGGAAGAAACGAGTCTGATAGTTATATGGCGGGCTTTCAAACTGTTGCGGCTGCGATGTATTTATAAATGTTTCATTATGAACATGTGTGGGGACAGGCATATCACTGCCCCGCTATCGACGGCAAGATCGTGTTAACTGGATAAGGCGCTGGCGGGAACGGAACCTGCTCATTGTCGATCGCCACCTGGAACTTGGTCCCGGCAAATGTCAGAACGCTCACGTTGTACGTCGGCTTCGGCGGGAATGTCGTCGGTAACTTGTAAATTATCAAGCTCGCAAAATACTTAGAATATTGCTGCTGGGTGAACGCGATGTAGAAATCCGGCGCGATCTGCTGGATGATACTCTGTTTGGCCGGAATGCCATAATTCCCGTAGAATGGCGATTCTCCTAGATTGAGCTTTAAGACTTGGACAAGGGCGGTGGCGTACACGTACTCGTTATTGCCGGCCGCGTCGGTCTGGACGACGAACCAGGACTTGTTGCCGAGTTCGTCAGTGGTGCGGCCGTAAACGCGCATATTTCGATCTTGCCGACCTCACCATTTGGAAAGCCTGGTCGATATTATTATCACGCCAAAAATTCATAGCCTCATAATATCCGTCGAATGGCCCAAACAAAGGATTTAGCGAGCGCCGGCCCTTGTCTAATATAACGCGGCCATCGCAAATAAAGTGCTCTTTAAGTGGAGTCTCGTAAACCACCATTGGAAATACGCGCATTATCTGCGTTTCATAGTTATCAGAACATCAATAAGATTCTTTCCCCGGCTTCTTCCTTCGGGGTCCAGCCATTTAAATAATCTATCCATGGGGCGCCAGCACAAAACCCACATACATAGCGCACCATTCGCAAAGGCCGCAAGATATAAAACAAGCTCACGCATTTTTACCGCGCTCCTCGGCGATCTTAAGATGCTCAATCAAGCGATTGCGCACCACATCCATGATCGATGCATCGACTCGCGCCGGAATGCCAAACTCATGCAGCATTGCATCAGCCTGCGCCTCGGCCGGCATTGCCTTTAATTCATCGGGCGTTTCCATCAGAATCCTTCTTGGTTGCCTAGCGATATCGCAATGCCGTAGCAAAAGCAATCGAGCAAATCGTCCTCACGCCGAGGGTCCTTGTCGCCCATTCTAAATGAGGCGATCTGCGTGCGCAAGTGGTTCCTGGATGCCCCTTTATAGGTAACGACCTTGTGATAAGCTCTTTCCGCCATCTTGACCATTTGCCGCTGGAAATATCCCGACACCGATAGCGCCCGCCCATCCTTGCCAACGGCGGTCATTTCCGACTCGATTGCATGCGCCGGCCATTCATTCCGATTAGCATGCTGAAGCAGCACCATGCCAGACGCCTTGTCTTCGATCCAGGCGCCCACGAACCCTAGCCGAGCCCTACACTCCCGTGCATACGCCTCGCAGTTCTGAAACACGGTTGGCAGCCATGTTTCGAGAAGCGAACCTTCGACCTGAATTATATCCCAGTCAAGCAGAGTTAGAGGAGGGCCATCCCCAATGGTGTTTCGCGCCCAATAGACGACAGCTGACCCGTCATGCTCAGTCCCAGTCTTGGTCGCTGTATCGATCGTCGCAAACACCTGATCGGTGCGCTTCGGCAACTCAATAGGCTTACCGTCGACCAACATGAGGTCAATGTTAAAGAATGCAATTCCAGACCAGTCAACGAACTTGGCGAGATATTCCTGCTCCCAAACTAATGGGTGCTCGTTCTTTTCCAGCTCCTCGAGGTCTTCGGCCGCAAGATACGGGTTGCCGCTGCTCGGCGCATGGAACTCGATAAAGCCGTGTTCCGGCTCATTGCATATCTTCCAAAACCACTGATCCTGATCGATGCCGCTGGTGTTGCTCGCAACAATGCACCGGCCACGGTAATCGAGGAGCGTCGGCTTGATCGAATTTCGCCATACGTCCAGCATATCGGCGCCGGCAAACGCGGCTTCATCGATGAGCACCGTATGGTACTTTCGCGACCGCCCCGCATTCGGATCGTTCAGCGTCCAGTGCTCGATAGCGCCGCCGCCTACCGTCGTAATCATCCCCGATTGCTGGGACGACGTAACTTTGATCGGCTCAAGCTTCTTTGCAACGAACTTATAAAACGGCAGCATCCGCTTATAGTCGGGCGCAAAGTACCCAACAAGCTTGCCCAATATCGCGTCGGTGCAACCTATCGCACCAAGCAGCTCCGTCTTGCCCCAGCGCCGGCCACAGCGCACGATCGAAAACCGAATGCCGCCATCCGGCGCGAACCATTGAAACGTATCACATGCGCGCCGCTGATCCGCGTGCGGTACGGGCAACGTAACCGTCGTTACGGTCATTCAGGCTTGAACGCCTCGGCGAATCCGCCAACCACGCGGGTGATGTTTTCCTCGCCTTCGGCCGGCGCGTCGGCGCCAAACTTATCGCCGTACTTCTTCGGGCGCATCTTACTTGCCACCCAACGTCGCGTATCAATGCGCAGCTTAGAGCGCTGGATAGCCTCATTGTCAGGAACTTGTAAGCCGCGCTTTGTCATCCAATCATTTTGCGAATCATCGGAAATATCAAGCATTTCGTCGACCATTCCGTCCGCTTGTACTTCTCTCGCGCGCGCATATTGGACGTCAAACCCAGGGATGCGGATAAGCCACTTAAGCACCGTGGACTTGTCTGGCATTTCCTCGTCCCGGCATATTGCCCTGAGACTTTCACCACCCATCAGCCGATCGCAAATAATATCGGCTATCTCTTGTGTGAAATCATATTTACGCGAACCCATCGCATTATTTTATCCGCTCTCTTGACACCCACATACCAAATATTTTATAGGTTGCGCCCCAATCCCACTTCACTTAGCATAAGGATCTAAACTGTGACTACGGAAAACATTGAGCCTATCGAAGCCGCATATGAACTTGGCCGCGCCCATGAAAGGGCGAAGATGGCCGAGCTAGCCCGCATTCGCGGCGCACATGCAATCACGCGAACCCATAATTTCGCGGGGGACGCCAAACCTGCGGCCGCAGCGGCTACAAAGGCCACTAGCGCCCCTACGTCGGCCAAAGCTCCCAAGGTAGCCCGTGGCGTTCGGAAGGCCGCAGGGCCGCGCACCAAGGGCGTGAAGGAGGCGATCATGGCCTACCTTGGCGACCATCCGTTAGGAGATTCTACGATCGAAGGAATTATCAAAACCCACGGGTTCAAAGAGAATTCCGTCCGTGGTACGCTGATGACTCTAAAGAAAACGGGCATCATTCGGCAGGACGGAAAGTTTTGGATGCCAGCCAACATGCCCAGCGGCAATAGCGGGGCGGAAGCGGCGGCTCACACTGACTGAATTTTGATAAACAAATGGCCCGCTACGGCGGGCCTCCTCCCCTCACTGAAACCCGCTGGAGGCGGCGCGCGATCAGTTCCGCCAAAGACCGTTCGCGCGCGCCCATCTTTAAAACCGTCTCCCTCCAGGGATTGTGGACCAAAACCACATTTTAGGCGCAACTCTAGCGGCTTCGGTATCGCCCTAATTTCAAAAATCCTTTCGATTGTCAACAAAAAACATACGTTATCCCCAACTATCCCGTGTACAACCCCAGGCAGATGGCCAGCTGAAATATCGCTCGCTTGACCGGCCCGTATTGCTCCTCAGGCGGCGGAATCTCAAATAAAATCATATTGTTAGCCGCTCGAAAGCCGGGCAATCCCGAGCATTTCATCGCGTTTTCGCATTCCCTGATTCGCGCCAGCCAGTCGTCCACGGTTCCCTTGAGCAGCTCACCCCCGCCGTGCACCCCCTCCTCGTCGATGACCTCGGGCTGTGGGATACCCTTTGCGCGCCGCCATTTGGCCACCAGGAGCTTGTACAGCTTGCCGCCGTCGTAGCACCGGCGGTCGACGATCACCCGGCCGTCATCGAGCCTCGTGACGCATTGGCGCCGCACGAATGTGCCTAGCACGCAAGCCATGTCGCCTTCGTCGCCGCGCCGATGCGGCTGGCGCAGCACGGTGAGCTTTTCCGCAATGTCCGCCGCGTGCTGCAATTCCTCCAGCGTTTGGCGCGTGGGTTTAGATTTTTGTTCCTCCTGCGATTTTTGTTTGTTGCGTTTCACGGCGCTATCTATTTGTTAGAAGGAATATTGTGATTATTACGACTAACGAGATCCCTAAAAATCTCGGCCACACAGCTAATATCACTGAGTAACCTAACAGTGTCCATACGGCCTCTCTGTTCCATTCGTTCAATTTTATCAACATATGCCATCCGTCCATTATGGTAGCCCCTCGAAACTTCGCGCGTTGTCATAACCGTCGGCGTTGTGTTGTAATATTTCCTGTCGCGTTAATAACCATCGATGTGACCATGGGCCTAGATATTGTGCTAGCCACAAGCGTTTGTAATACAGCATAGCTCAAATTCCCGCGATAATGCAGCCGAGGCATGCTGCGAATAGTATTAACTCTATCGCTTGCACAACCGAAATATCCTTTGATCCAGGCGGTGGGGGCGGCGCCGGATCAAGGCAACATGACAGCACCAATATTGCTAGGGCTATTCCTCTCATTCCAGGTGGCCGTATCCAGACCAGCGATCTGCTATTACGTAGAACACCGCGCAAATAACGAATATCACCTCCCAGCCCTGAACGGCTTTGCTAAACCACCAATCATGGGCAATAAGGATGGTGGCGATTAACCAAAGGCATGTGCAAACTATCTCATACGCTATAATCATTCCTCGATCCTTGGTATGCATGCGCCGAGCTTCTTGCGCAGTTCTGGTGATAGTGTTGGTAGTGGCTTGTCGCGATATTTGGCGGTGAGATGAGCTTCGATATCAACTATCGGCGATAACTCCTCGGGCGGTGGAAAGTATGTTTCTCGCGATGCCTTCATGGATTCCGCTAGATCGCGGATTAAATAACTAACGCGGTTATCTTGTGTCATTGACAATCCTCTGGTTTAAGTTTTTTCCAGCACCACGGTGGCTGTCCATCATAGGCCGGCGCTAGCTCCCCCGCTCTGAACCTCCTATTGCCAATCATTTTTGTGGGAACCCATCGGCTCTCTTGCCTTAATTCCCCATTAATAAAATCTTTTTTAATATATGGTTCTGGCTTCGTCCGCATTCGGTCACCGATTGCCGTCGCACTGCGATTATGTGTTCCTTGTTTTTTCAAAGCTTTAGCGGCATTGCCGACAAATCCTGCAAACCTCTGTTTTTCTTTCCGGCTCAGCGCAATTTCTAGTTCTTGCCATAATCTTTTCTGGGTGATTAACCCATTGTTGTTATTGCAATGGCCATTCGCAAAAGGTGTGCTTTTGCGTTCCGATTGCGTATTTTGCGACATTTCTGCCACAGGCTGCAAAAAGGCACGAATTTGGGGGGATATCCTACGCCATTTATCGAGCGTGACCTTGGCACATCTAGCGAGAGTTTTGTCATCATCAGGCAGTGATCCTCCAGCCCTCCACATAGCCATCAATATTAGTAAATATGCGCCGTGCTCAAACGTCGACAAATGCGATGTGTCGCCTAAATAAGCGTCCGTCCAAAGCAACATTGCGGGGATTTCAGTCATTCCTCCTTCCCCTCCTTCCACCTATCATTCAGCACCCTAAACCGCCGTATTAGTTCCTCCAACAGCCGTATTTCACGATCGCGAAAGAACACCGACGCGGCATCGCGCAGCACGCAAACAAGCTCTTCATCGGTGAGTTGATCTAGAGGCCCAATAACCATTTCTACATACCTCACCTTAGCAACGCGCTGTTTTTTGCGATATAGCCTATTACGCTCTCTCTCACGCTGACAAAAATCGGGGTCATATGCCCGTTTCTTCCGCATCCACTCGCGGCTATATAAACGCGCGCATTCTATCATGTTTCGGCGTGCAATTGGCGGCATATCCAGAAAACATTCATAGCTCATTCACAAACTTCCATGCGGGATGTGTTCGCGAGACGCCCTTTCCCTTGCCTCATAATCCTCTTCATCATATGCCGCCACACACCTCCTCCATTCATCAATCACGGCGTCTCTCTTTGCAAAGCGGCGGCGGATTGCATATCCCCGCGCCGTGCTCACCACGAACATCAGCCCCCCGCTCAGCGCCCCAGTGGCGGCCGGGGATAGGCGCAGCAGGCTCACGGCGGTAACCACCGCAAAGCCAAGCGGAAGACCCACCAGCGATTGCGTAGCCGCCTCGAGGAGCGATGTGCGGGGAGATTGGTTCACGGCTTCACCATTTCAGTCCTATTTGGTCCAATCTCGCGGTTGCCTCTCGTCTGCGAAGACTCCGTATATCTGTCTGCTCCCCCATGATTATCTGTGCCCCCAAACAGCGGCCCGTCATCCCGTGGCCTGTTCCGCGCCTTCATACCGGCATGCGCGCGCGTTACAGGACCTTCCATCACGAGCGACATGCGGCGCAAGCGCACGCTGAATTGTTTCAAGATGGCCAACTAGCGCACTCATTAGCGGAAAAACCACAGCACAAACCAAATACCCAACATGACATACATCCCGATTAACAATCCCTCAATTGTGTTGAGATGCCCATTGATTTCACTCATTGCGAGTCACGCCAGGCTTCATCAATTTTAAGGAGATATTGCGGGTCTATATCAAATGCCTTCCCTAATGATTTAGCCGAAGTTTCCCCGAGAAAGACGTTCTTCTCATGGATATTCATAACTAATAGAAGCGTCAAAAAATCCTTCTCGTAATTACCGCCCATGCGAAGAACCACGTCCTCAAGCGTCCACCCGCGCTCGTCCATTTCCTCCTGCAGGAAATCAGAAAGCGGAAATGCTTCTGCGGGAATGCGTGTTTCACTCATCCTAGCATCTCCCTAAGCGTAGCCACATCATGCGCCACCGCCTCGTCCGTAGCGACAAGCTGCTCGATCTTGTGACAGGCATGGATGATCGTTGTATGATCCCTATCGCAGAACCGTCGGGCAATGTCACAATAAGACCTCCGCGTTAATTCCTTCGACAAATACATCGCGATCTGGCGGGGGCGAATGATATGTATATTGCGCCTATGCGAAATAAGGTCGTCCCGCGAGATATCAAAATATTTCGCAACAACATGCTGAATTTTAGGAATAATGGTTATCCCCGGCAATTCGTCCTGGCACTCGCGCGGTGCATCTAGCGGATCGGCCTCCCCGAAGTCTCTCGCACTATCGCGGATATTACGCCTCATTTCGTCCAGGGCGCAT